AGGTGCGCGTGAAGCTCATCGTGAGCTGGAGCGCAGTGGTCGGCGTGTCTGAATATCAGGTCCAGTGGCGCGCCGTGAATGGCAACTGGACGACGGTCAACGTGCCGCGCACTGATTACGAGATCCTGGATACCACTGCGCAGACCTATGAGATCCGGGTCTATAGCCTCAACGGTGTGCGCACACCCAGCACCTCGCCTGCATCGCTGAGCTTCGCTGCAGTCGGTAAGACGGCAGTGCCGGGCAATGTGCAGAACCTCACCTTCGAAGCGATCAGCGCCAACTCCGGTCGCTTGCGGTGGAATCCAACCGTTGATCTCGACGTGAAGATCGGTGGTCGTGTCCACATCCGCCATAGCAACCTGACCGATGGCACCGCCACCTGGGCGAACAGCGTCGACCTGGTGGAAGCCAAGGCCGGTAGCGCCACCGAGGCGATCATCCCGCTGGTGGAAGGCGAGGTGTTGGTCAAGTTCGAGGACGATGGCGGCCGCCAATCAGCAACCGAGACCAGCGTGATCGTGGACCTGCCCGACACGCTGGGCAACCTGCTGGTGCAATCACGCCGCGAAGATGCCGACACGCCGCCATTCCAAGGGAGCAAGACCACGGTGTTCTACAGCGAGGAGTACGACGCGCTGACGCTGGATGGCACCTCTTTGTTTGATGCGATCACGGATGTTGATGCTGTCGTGGCATTTGATGTGATGGGAGACGTGGCTAGCAGTGGCACATATCAGTTCCTGAATACTCTTGACCTTGGTACTGCCTACAGCCTCGACCTAAAGCGCTTCTTCGTCACGCGCGCTTACTTCCCATCGGATCTGATCGATAGCCGCACCGGAGAGGTGGATAGCTGGGACGATTGGGATGGCACCGCAGCGGCTGGCGTCAATGCCAAGCTCTACCTGCGCAGCACCAGCGACAACCCCAGCGGCTCGCCCACATGGTCAAGTTGGCAGGAGTTCGTGAATGGCACCTTCAAGGGGCGCGGCTTCCAGTTCAAGGCCGAGCTGACCAGTGAGGACATTGCGCAGAACATCCTGATTGATGAGCTGGGCTATGAGGCCACCTTTCAGCGGCGGCAGGAGCAGAGCGTGGGCAGCATCGCTAGCGGCGCTGGTGCCAAGGCCGTCACGTTCGACAAGCCGTTCTTCACCGGCACCGCTGCATTGGGTGGCGTTGACAGCAGCCTGCCGAGCGTAGGTATAACTGCTCAGAACCTGGCCACCGGCGACTACTTCGTGGTGACTGGCGTCAGTGGCACCGGCTTCACGGTCACATTCAGGAACAGCGCTGGCACCGCCGTCGACCGGAACTTCGCATGGTCCGCTGTCGGATATGGCAAGGCGGCCTAAATCCTGCAAGAATCGAAGCATTGTCATCAAGCGGTGTAGCACATGAGCCCTCAAGCGGACTATGTGGTCAGCAATGGAACCGGAGCGGCTGTAAGAAGCGACATCAATGGTCAGCTCTCTGCGATCGTCACCCAGAACAGCGGGGCGACCGAGCCGGCAACCACCTACGCCTTCATGCGCTGGGCGGATACGACCGCTGGCGTGATGAAGATGCGCAATGGTGCAAATAGTGCATGGATCACTCTTTACCAGCTCGATGGTGAATGGTCGACCATCGCCTTCGAGAACGGCACAGCTGCTGCCCCGTCGATCTACTTCAAGGACAGCGGCACCGACACAGGCTTCTATTCGCCCGGTGCCAACCAAGTCGGAATTTCAACGGGCGGCACAGCTCGCCTAACCATCGATTCCAACGGCAACGTCGATATTGATAGCAATACGCTCTACGTTGATGCCACCAATAACAGGGTAGGTCTGGGGACTAGTAGCCCTGGATCATTATTACAAGTAGGCACAGGTGCGCTTTCTTCTAATAACGTCGCTGCATTTCTGGGGGGATCTACCACTTTTGAAAACACTACAACAGGAAGCGGTCCTTCAATAACATTCAACAATGATACCGATACTGGTATCCTGAATCCTTCAGCTAACACTATTGGCATCAACACAGGAGGAAATCGTGCGATAACGATTAGCGACGCACAGCGCGTAGGGATTGGCACTTCCCCGTCTTACAAGCTTGATGTTTATGAGGCATCTTCTAGCGGAGTTGATTTTCGCCTCAGAAATACTGATGGCGAATTTATGATTCGCGTCAATGATGACGCCGCTATTCAGCAAGCCAATACGATTATTTTCCGCAATAGCGCAGAAACAGAACGCGCCCGCATCGACAGCTCGGGGCGCCTTTTAGTTGGCACGTCTACGAGCACTAGCGGCGCTGGAGGGGAAGCCTCGGTACAAGTCGCAGGAACAAGTTCTGCCGGCAACATCCACCTGGGGCTGTTTCAGTTCAGCAATTCCGCAGACGGCGGGGAACTTAATCTCGGCTCATCAAGAGGAACAAGCGTCGGATCTTTCACGGCAATTCAAGATGGTGACCCCTTGGGGCGTATTCGTTTTGCCGGGGCAAATGGCAGCAATCTCTCGACTGCTGGCGCATTTATTACTGCAAAGGCAGATGGACAAACTTGGGCATCGGGTGACTGTCCGACGAGATTAGAGTTCTCCACTACCGCCGACGGAGCGAGCAGCCCGACGGAGCGGATGAGGATTGGCAATAATGGTTCGGTGTTCTATGGCCAAACATCTACTGAAACACCAGGTGTCGGCAACACAACAACAGGAAGCTGCTTGAGCTATGGAGTTGCTCTCTCAATTTCACGCGACGGAAATCCTCCTCTCGCACTCAACAGGAATACTTCAGATGGATCAATCGCGTTGTTCCATCGAAACGGCACTCAGGTGGGCCGTATTGATGTAACAACAACAGCAACAAGTTACATCACCTCCTCCGATTACCGCCTCAAGGAAAACGTTGTTCCGCTGACCGGCGCTGCTGATCGCCTCAATCAACTTCAGGTTCATCGCTTCAACTTCATCGCGGACCCCGACAAAACCGTTGACGGCTTTGTTGCCCACGAAGCACAGGCCGTTGTCCCCGAGTGCGTCACTGGCACCAAGGACCAAGTGGATGCTGACGGCAACCCCGTCTACCAAGGCATCGACCAGTCCAAGCTGGTGCCGCTGCTGACCGCTGCGCTGCAGGAAGCACTCGCCAAGATCGAAACCCTGGAAGCTCGTTTAACCAAGGCAGGCATCTAAGTCCTACTCGCTAGTCACCTTCCCTGATGGTCAAAAACAGCGAAAAGATCGGACAAAATCCGATGATGCGCTCCTTTTCGGAACTCACCAAGGGCTTCGCTCCTGAGCGCCGGGAGCGCATCGAACAACGCAAGGCGGAGATCCGGCAGTGCCTTGACTTGCCACCTCCATTAAACTCCACCCACGGATCACATCACCATGCCCAGCACCACCTTCACCTGGAAGATTGCCAACCTTGCGCGGGAGACTGCCGATGGGTTCGTGATGACGGCGCACTGGACGCTCTCGGCTGAAGATGGCACCTACGCCAGCTCGGCCTATGGGTCTGTCGGCTTCGAGCGCCCCGACAAGCTGATCCCCTATGCGGATCTCACCGAGGAGATGGTGATCGGCTGGGTGAAGGACAACTTCGGCGCTGAGAAAGTGGCCGAGATTGAGGGCGCCCTGCAGCATCAGCTCGATGAGCAGCGGCATCCGACGCAGGCCGCTGGTGTGCCATGGCAGTGAAGTCAAAGACCGGCACCGCTCGCATCGAGCATCAGCCGGGACCACCGAAGACCACGCGCCAAGGGTATGGACAGCAGTCCCGCCCACGGCGCCGCGGCCGCAAGCCACTGAGGGGGCAAGGCCGCTAATGGATCGCGACACTCTCGAGAATTGGCGCAAGATCCGCGACCACCTTGAGCGTGTCGGGAAGACCAATAACCATTACTACCGCCGTGCGCTGGTCATCCTGCAGGGCAGGCCGGACCCGTTCGATCGCTACGATGGATTCAACGCAGGTCGTCACAGCGATGGCTGAAGAACCACAGAGCGTAGGTGGCGTCTTCTCCGCCTCGCTGCCCACCGTCTTGGCTACTGGCATGGTCGCGATCGGTGGTCTGCTGATCTCGATGCAGATCCAGTCGGCACGGATTGAAGCCACGGTGGTGCAGATGGCCAAATCGATCGAAGAATTGAAGAATGATGCACGCAATGAACTGGCTGATCTAGACAAGCGTTTGCGCGCTTTGGAAATGAACCAGTAACTTAAGGATTCAGGCACTATCACTATGACCCCTGAAACCATTGCGATCATCGCGATCATCATTGCCGCTGGCTCTGAGATCATCGCCATCACCCCGCTGAAGTCCAATAGCTGGATCCAGCTCCTCCTCCAAGCGCTGCGTCTGATGTTTCCTAAGCGTCGCTGACATGGCCAACACGGCACCGATCACCCTGCAGGCTCTGTTTCGGTACTACAAGGGACTTCCCCATCAGGCCGCGGCGATCAGCCTGCTCGAGCAGGATCTCGCCGCTAATGGCTACCAGCAGGCGATGCGGCGTGATCGGCCGTGGTTTGAGGCTTGGTCGCAGGATGGCAAGCAGATCGACCTATCGGCTGGCATCAACCTGATCAAGGAGTTCGAGGGCGTTCACCTCTCCGCCTACCCTGATCCGCTCAGCGGTGGCGATCCATGGACGATCGGCTATGGCACCACCCGCTACAGCGGCGGCGTGCCGGTGAAGCGCGGCGACAAGATCAACATCATCGAGGCCGACATGATGCTCCGCCTCGAGGTGGATCGCATCGCTGACAAGCTGGCCAGCACCATCCCGCACTGGAAGGTGATGGATGACAACCAGCGATCAGCGCTGGTCAGCTTCGCCTACAACCTCGGCGCCGACTTCTACGGCACACCAGGCTTTGAGACGATCAGCAAGGTGCTGCGCGAACAGGCATGGGACAAGGTGCCTGCAGCGCTCGAGCTGTACCGCAACCCTGGCACCAATGTCGAGGCTGGCCTGCTGCGGCGCCGTAGAGCCGAAGGCGAGCTATGGGGTGATCATCGCCCAAAGGTGCAGCAGGAGCCGGCCAGGCTGACCCCAGACTCATCGTTCAGCGCGCGCGTCACGCCGCACATCAGGCTGGGTGAGTTCGCACTTGACCAAGAGGCCAGGCGCTTCCGGCATCAGTATCAGATCGACACTGCAGCGGAGCTGGCGGCGTTCCTCGAGCGGGTGCGGCAACGCTTCGGCGGCAAGAGCATCATCATCACCTCGGGCTATCGGCCTTCAGCGATCAATGCCTCGGTTGGTGGTGCCAGCAACAGCGAGCACCTCTACTCAGGACCGGGCGTCGGTGCGGTGGACTTCGTGATCGATGGCGCCGACATGAAAGCTGTCGAGAGGTGGTGTGATGAGAACTGGCCATTCAGCCTCGGCTACGCTGCACCGGCGTTCATCCATCTCGGTCGCCGTGCTGATGGGCAGCGCCGCCGCTGGGATTACACCTGATGCTCCTCCCTGATCACGAAATCCGCCGGCTGTGCCAGCAACATCGCATGGTGGCGCCTTACCGCGAGGAGCTGCTAAACCCAGCCAGTCTCGATGTGCGTCTAGGTGATCGCATCATGATCGAGCAGGAGGATGGTCCCGACCTGCAGATCATTGGCCTCTGTGAATACAGCCGCGAGAATCCGTTCCTGATCCATCCCGGCGAATGGTTCTTGGCTGAAACGCAGGAAATCTTTAACCTCCCCGATCACGTCGGTGCGCAGTTCGTTCTTAAATCGAGTCGCGCTAGAGAAGGATGGGATCACTCAGAAGCAGGCTGGTGTGATCCAGGCTGGTACGGCAGCCGGCTCACCATGGAGCTGAAGAACGCACGGCAGTTCACATCACTACCGATCTGGCCTGGCATGAAGATCGGCCAGATGAAGTTCATCTTGGTCTCCGGCGTGCCAGAACGCTCCTACGCGCAAACCGGCCGCTACAACGCCGACCTAGCTGTCACCAGCAGCAAGGGCTAGCTCTGCCCGCAGGCGGTGAATCTTGGCGGGCGCTTCGGCTGGATCGTCCATCTGCACCAGCTTGTAGTCATCACAGCCATGCTGCTCCGCGAAGGTGGTGGCAGCGATGTGAGTGGTGAACGGTCCGACGTGCCACGGACCGATGCGGAGGGCGTAGTTCATGGATTGCGATGCTTGCGGATGTATTTGAGCACCAGCGCCTTGCCTAGCTGGTAGAGAGCAATACCGCTGGCGAAGCCCAGCAGCTTGAGGATCAATGTTTCCATAGCGAAAAAAATAGCCCCGGCTGGCGAGGCGGCGGATCAGAGGCACTGCGAGCAAACCACGTCAACGGTGGCATTGTCGAAGCCTTTGAAGTCGGCTGCGAATTTGTAAGCTGCCTTTTCGCCTTCGACGCCGGAGAAGCGGGCAAGCTCGACAGAGAGCCAGGGCTCGGAGGCGCTGCGGAGGAGGACGCGGAACTCAATGGAGTTGTGCATGGGTCCGGTGCGTTGATGTGTGAACTATACCCCGCCCGTGGGGCACAGTGCCCCGGATGCAGGGCACGTTCACGAACTGTCACACAAGCTGCTCCCGTCGCAGTCGCTACCGTTAAGCCAGCCGGGGCTACTGCCCATGCGGGCGTTCATCGTCGAGATCACCGCCAAGCTGGTGGTGCGCTCCGAAACCGATCCCGAGGAGCTGCCGGCTGATATTTACGCACACATCGCTGAGTTCCTCCCCAGCGACGACGACATTCTCGACCTAGAAGTCAACGCCGTTCCCCTGCCGGTCGATCTCAGTGGATCAACACCACATTGATGAGACGCGCCTGGTCACCCGGCGCTCCGCCCGTGATCAGATCCACCTTGCTTGGAATTGGGAGTGTGCCTACTGCGGCGATCCACTTGGCCGTAGCCCCACCCTTGATCATGTGGTGCCGAAGGTCCATGGTGGCCTCACCGTCCGTGAGAACCTCGTGAGCTGCTGCCTGATGTGCAACAGCCAGAAAGGCCACAAGCCGGTCTTCGAGTGGTATCGCCAGCAGCCGTTCTGGACAGCCTCCCGTGAGTGGGCGATCGCCGAGTGGCTCAACCAGGTCGCAGCATCTGATTGAGGTATATCTCCGCCTGAAACCAGTCACTCGAATACCGGCACACGCCACCGACGCAGCTCCGGTAATACACCTCACCCTTCTCGGCCGGCAGCAGTGTCTCGATGTAGCCGCCGTCGCGGTCATCCCGGCTGATCACTTCAGGTCCAAGCATTGCCGTGCCTCCTCACGATGGATCCAGGTTTTTAGCTCCGCCACATAGTCCCGCAGCACCTGTGCCTGCTGGAGGTGCCATCCATCACCGGAATCGAACCACAGGCGGTTGTGCCTGTCGATTGCCTGCAACGATTGATGGATGAGCACATTCCACGGCTCACGGATTGGCGTGTTGAACTCACGCTTGGACACAGCGACCAGGACGGCCTCTATCAGTCTGCCGCCGGCAATGCCCGCTGGAAGAAGTCGCAGCGGCCTGCGTAGCGCCCGCCACTTCGCTTGCTCTCCGGCAGCAGTAGATCGCACCGCTGCGTGCTCATCTCCCATTGGATGCAGTCCCAGCACATCACGCTGGCGGTCTCTGGCCTGATGCTGGCCACTGCCGCCTGAAAGACCGCTTCAGCCTTCAGCAGCGCATCGTGGAGGCTGCTGGTGCCGGTATCAACCTCGACCTGGTGCTCAGCCTTTGGACCAAGCAGGACGCGCGCGTGCCAGCTTCGATCGGTGCGGTCGCACACCAGCAGCAGTCGGCCGGCGTGCAACCTGATCACTCATCCTCTCCGTAGCTCGGCTGGTGATACAACCGCTCGAGCTGCATCGTTACCGGCTCATTGGCGTCCGTAATGTCAATGGGATCGGTCTGATCCCGCACCACGAAAACCATGCGAGAGCTATGGCGCTTGATCACCAGCAGGCCGATCCGATCGCTACGGCATAAGATCCGCAGCGCTTGCCGCTCAAGCCAGTTCAGGCGGAGATGTTCGAGCATGGCTCCATCTTGGCAATGAGTCGTTGCAGATACCACTCCGCCTTGCGGGCATCCTCGAGCGCATTGCCCTTGAGCCACATGCGGATCATGTATTTGAGCGCCTGCCCCTGCAGATAGGCCAGGACCATGTGCGGTGCATCACCGATCACCGACTCGATGAAGTCGATCGCCTCGACGGTGCCGGCTTGATAGTGCGGAGGATGGTTGACCAGATCAGCCACGGGGGGGTGCTCCTCTCTTAGGTGTGCGTTCAAGGTCGGCCGCCATCTCAGCAGCAGCGCGCAGCATGGTGCTGAGCGGGATGCCGCTGATCGAGCGGTCGGCCATCCAACGAATAGCGAGCCGATAGCCGTGGCTGGCATTGCCGTTGCCGATCTGCCGCGCCATTGCTACTTCTTCGTCCGTCACGCGGATATTCAGCGTGCGGTTGCGGATCCTGGCAGCTA